TGCTACTCTACTCCTAACATTCCTTTCTCTATACTCAGGATTTTGCCATAACTTCTTCACAATCTCTGACACCTTTGCTCGGAACTCCTCACTACTCAAAACTAATAACATCTTACTTTTATGCTTAGGATCCTGCCATAACTTTTTCATCTTCTCTGATAGCCTTTTTCTATGTTCAGGATCTTGCCATAATCTTCTTAGCCACCCCAACCGCTTTTCAGATTGTTCTTTCCTATACTCAGAATCTTGCCACAACATCTTTACAATCTCTGATATCTTTCTTCTATACTCAGGATTCTGCTTCGCTTTCTTCATTTGTCTAACAGTTTTTTCTCTATACTCAGGATCTTGCCACAATCTCTTTAACATCTCCGAAATTTTTTCTCTTATACTCTTTACCTTTCCTATACTCTTCATAACACTCCTTGCTACAAAACTTTCCTCTACCTCTTTCTATTTCACTTCTCAATACTTCGAACTCCTTCTGACAAACCGCACAAATTCTCTTCACTCTTCTCCGCCTATACTTCCAATAACACTCATAACTACAAAACTTTCTACCTCCTTCAACTACCCATTTTTGAACTTCAAACTCCTTATCACAATTCAAACATTTCACCTTCATTCTCCTCTGCATATGCTTATCGGCATACTCCACACCAACAAACTCAGTCCTTACACTTGTAGGATACACGGTAATATCTCTTCTACTATAGTCCCATCTTCAGCAAACACACTTTGTCCTATCTTCCATCTCACATTTATCTTTTTTAATGGAGAATACTGTACATATTCTTCAGGAGACACTTCCCACTCTCCTGTTCCTAATTTTTTTATACCCATCTGAAGCATAAAACTTAATACCTGTAACTCTCCTTCTATTCTATACAACTTCATACCTTTCTCCCTTAATACCATTTCAACCATCGGTGAACTAACCCTTTCAAGAAACAAACTAACAGGTAATTCAACTGAACAGCTTCCATCAGAAGAAATTGCAAGAATACTTGAACTCCTCCTTAACTGAGACAACAATACACCTACCAAATCCATTGCCACTCTTCCAAATGGAACAAATACAGCTAACCTATACCTCACCTCCATTGACATTAACTTCACTCCTACATACTTCCCTAAACTGTCTATATATACATAAGGAGTTTCCATTCTCTTATATCCTAATATACCCTTCCCATAATCCACTTCACCAACTTTCAAAAACACTATCGGCTTGTCCGGAACCTTCACTTCAAGCTTACTAAAATCCACCTGAGCTTGCCTCTTCGCTATGTTCAAAAATTCCTCACTCTCATGCTGAACAAAAAATAAATCCTCATCCCTTAACCCTAATGCATCTTTCACTTCAGCAAGCACTGTCCTATTCAATGCATCTAACATCCTACTCTACCTCTTCCAAATCCTGAACTTCCCTCTTAACTCTACCCTTACGCTTCTCTACCCTCTTCTTCCTTATCAATTCAACATCACTCAGACCAAATCCTCTCTCTACATAACGTAACGCCTGCTTCGGACTCACTCCCAACTCCCTCCAAGCCACTATCTCCTTCGGATGCGTTATACCTACCTTCAACCACGGCTCCACATCCCCCGGTCTTAACCCAACAGCCTCATACTGTAAAGCATCATCCGCATATACTACCCCTACCTCAACCCACTTCTTAGCCTCACTCGGACTAAAAGCCATATCCGCCCACATCACAGCCTGCTCTGCCGTAAATCCCTTCCTCCTCCATGCCAATGCCTCATTCGGCGTAAACCCATACTCATACCAATCTGCTGCCTCATCCGCACTCTGCGTCACCTTCTGCCACGCCAGCCTCTCCCTCTCATTCGGAAAATACTTTTTCCATTTCTTCTCCTCAGCCCTCCTCTTTATCAATCCAAAAACCTCATATACATCACACATCTTACCTACCTCTTCTTTTTCTTCTTCTTTTTCTTCCTCCGCCTCTCCTCCGCTGCCTTTTTCCTCCATCCCGGAAATAACACATCAGCTAAACTCGCACAAAATGCCCCAGCATCATCTATATCAGGATATACATCCTCTACCTTGCTTATACACTTCCTAACACCACCCTCACCCGCAAGCGTCCCTCCCGTCAACATATTCCAATACTTCCTCAAACTCTCCTTCGTCCAACCCCGAGGCAATGTCTCCCATTTCTCAGTCAATGCCCTATACAATTCCCTCACCTCAGACAAAGACTTACCCATCCTCACCTTCCTTACAACCATCCTCTTCACACTTTCATATAACTTTTTCACAACCCACCACCCCCTACCTTCTTCTTAATTTTTCAACTCTTTTCACTCTCATACAACATCTTCCTTGCCTTTATTACATCTTCTAATACCTTTAACACACCAAGCAACACATTACCCACAAAAGATGTCCATCCACCCGTATAACTATTTACTGACTTCGTAAATACTCTATTTAATTGTTTCAAAATAGCATCTATTTCTTTAAACTCTCTTTCAAGATTAACAGTATGCCATTTTTCTAAATCCCACCCATATCTATCAGCAAACACCACTATCATATCATACAACTCTTTATAAATCCTCGGATCTAACTTTATCGGCATACTATTACCTCCTACCTTTGAAACTTTTCAAACTTTCTTTACTCATCTCTTTTCCAATCTACTTTACCAACATATTTACAATACCCACTGTTTCCTCTAACTCTATTAAAAAATCTACCATGCTAACCTACTTACTTCATACCACCATCACAACGCTTTCCACCTTAACTTATCAAGATATATCTGCAACCACTCATAAACCTCACTTAACCCCTCCAATACCCCCAACAATACATTATACGCAAAAATCGTATACCCACCTACATAACTCCTTTCCGCCTTATCAACTAACCTCTCCAAATCTCTTAACAAACTCAACAAATCCGCACTCTCTTCATCAGGCTCCTCAGTATACTTACGCTCCAAATCATCCAAATACTCCTCCATCAACCTACGAATCACTCTAAACACCTCATTCTGAATCTCTAAAACCTCCTTCATAGCCATACCTCTCACCTCCTTCTTAAACTGCTATTCTAAAGACAATATCTGCATCTGATACACGCATCTTCCATTCCAATACATTATTATGCTGCAATACAAATATTGACGGCTTTATATCCTGAACAAACCTCACAAATACAGGCTTCGTAAATTGCTCAAAACTCTTCAACTGCGCAACCTCCTCAAATACCCCTGCACTCGCTACCACATCCCCTACCCTCGGACTCACACCCTCCTGCCTCAACAAAACATCCGCAACCGCTATCTCAAAACTATGCGTCAAAATATACCCCAAAGTATCTTGCTCTACCTCATCCTCAGGCGACAATATCCTTACATACAAAGTCTTCTTCGGCAATAACTTAAAGAAATTCACTACCTTATCCACATAAAACTCATACTCCGCCATCTTACCTAACATCAACCTCTGCTCTTCATCCAACATATAATAATCTACAGGATACCAATACAACTGCGAATACTTCAACAACCATTGCTCAGCAGTTTTATACCGTGCAAGCAAATTCTTAAAATACATCACTTGCCCTCTTCTTAAAATACTCCACTTGCCTCAACCTCCTCAACGCACCTTCCTTTGTCTTCGCCCTACCTAACAACTTCCCCTTCTTACTATATACACACCATACATCATCTGCCGACCTCTTATCTTCCTTCCTACACTTCCTTATCACCTCATCCATACTCACTAAACCAAACCTCATAGCCAACCTCTCACTTAAACTATAGCCCTCCATTACCCCCATACTCTTCAAAAACTTCGAATCCAACAGGTCTGAAAACTTCCTCTTACCAAACAGCCTCTGAACATAAAGCCCAAAAATACCTTCACTAAAAATAAACTCCACTCCATACCTACTCCTAACTACCAAACCCTCTACATCATACTCATCAAGCAAATCCCTAAACACCTCCGCAAAATACTTCTCTAACTCTTCCTCAGATAACTCTATACCCCTCTTCCTCAACCTTTGTAACTCTTCCACTACTATGTCTCTAATCTCCCGCTTCGTCAAAGCTAAAACTCTCTTAGCCATAATCCATCCACCCTCATCAAAAGTTCAACGCACTTAAATCAACAAACTGTACAAGCCTCTCCCTCGCCTCCTTAATCAATTCCTCTCCTTCTGAAACCATAGCCTCAGCATCAAACTCAAGATTACTATCCCCTATCCTTACCATCCTCCTACTCCTACCTACTGCCGTCAATACATACCCCGCTGCTAAATCCACTAAAACATCCCTCGTCTCAGGATCTACCTCCAACTCCTTCCTTTCCTCATCATACTGCAACTTCCATGACGCCCTTATCTCCACTTGCCCCTGATACCCCACATACAATACAGGCTTCCTATACTCCCACGCTATCACAAACCTTGACAAGGGCTTGGTCGACAAATACGACGTATGCGTTAAAAACCTAAAATTTAAAAACTCCCCTATATACAACCCATACACACTGACAGGAATAACTGCATTCACCATATCAGGAGCCGGCTCAGGAAATACATAAGGCGAAGCATAAGTTACATAAGTGACTATCTTATCTGACTTGTAGACATACTTCTGATACAACAAATAAATCTCATTCTTGAACAAAAGCTCAAACTTATCAAGCGAAAACTCCTTCTCTAATAACGCTTCCTCTACAAGATATTGACCTGCCCTGACTAGCGCCGTCCGATACAACTCCAACAAACTTAACTTCTGAACATAACTCTTGTACATGTCTCACTCTTACTCTCCACCCTCTATCTTACCCCCACCTCTCTTACCTCTAGCCTTAACCTCCTCTCCCTTAGCCTCCTCTCTTCTAACCTCTTGCACTACCTCTTGCACTACCTCTAACCACCCCAGCTTCACCATTGTGTCAACCTGCTCCATCACTTCTGTATTATTTTCATCCACTTCAACAGGAACATTTGAAACAAACATCGGTATACCATTCACAATCAATCTCACCATCACACCTTCCTTCACAGCCTTGACCTTCATACCTTATCCTCCTTTTTCTTAAGAATTAAAAGGAGGCAGAAGCAATAAGCCTCTGCCTCCTACCCTACACTATTCACCCCATGGATAAGTTCCAACTACTTGTCCACCAACCAAAAACCTATTCACAAGCACCTCTACAGCCGCCCAAGTAGCAGCTGCCCTCTGAGTAACAAGCGGATGAACAGTCGGTAATACTGAAGTCACTGTCACAGGCATATACGGACAAAATACCGCTGGTGTCTCAAACTCACTTGCTCCCTTATATCCTATGATCATCATATCCTGTGGTAGCACTCTATCATCAACTACTCTTATAACAGGAATACCATCTATCTCACCATAAAGATGAGCTGTAAACATACCTCTACCATCAAATAATTGCTTCCACCCAAGCTGACTCTTAATAACCGCACAGGCTTTAGTTCCAGCAATAATGAAACTGATAATTCCTCGTTTAGCCTGCTCAACTAACTTTTTCTCCGCTCCAGCAAGGAAGAACTTAAAAGTTTGATAGTGTAAGAAATAATCAGACCCAGTTGGCGGAGTAACATCCCATCTTACAGTTGACGGTAAAGCATCCTTCATCTTCCTAATCAAATCACCAAGTATCTCTGAATTCAATGCATTCACTAAATCAACTGCTAACTCCTCTTCCGCTGAAATTCCAAACCTCTTCTGAATTTGCCAGCTCTTGAATAGCCCAACTAAACCTTTAACAGCATAAATCTTTGCACGCACTTGCTTAGTATCTAACTCATAATTAATCTCCTTCACCCCTAAACTCAAATCTTCAACATTACCCCAATAAGTTACAGTAACCACAATACCAGATGCGGGAGCTGTATCAAATGTCAGACTAATCGCACCAGTCTTATAATCTATAGTTCCACGAACACCCGCACCAAAAATATTCCCATCATAGTTGTAATCCTGACCGTTTACATCCCCTGCACGAACAACTACAGTCCCAGGTCGAATAGGCTTATAAGCAAGCGTAGCCGTAAAAGTAGTCGTAGTCCCATTACCAGTTCCAATCGTCTCAGTTACTTCAGCATTCGTATAACCCTGAGGAGTTATATAATCACCATACACACTAACAATAGTGTCCCCAGCTGAAAGATTACCACCACCAGTCACTGCCTTTACCCTCTTGTAATAAATAAGCCCTAACTCCTCCTCAATAGGCTGAACACTAGCAATCAATGGAAGAGGTGAAACTCCATACATAATAGTAACTACATCTTTCGCAATACGGGGCAAAACACCTAAATCAGCTACCGTCCCATTAGCCTCACACATCTTAACTAAATCATCTACACTCTCTAACATCTTACCAAGCGCCCTATAGTCCCATGCAGTAGGAGACTTAAACTTCTTCCAATGCGCCACATTCTCCATTAACTGCATATACGGCTTATACTTCCTATAATAAACGTCAGCTTCCTGCTCAATCTTGTTTAACAAATAAGCCTCATCAATATTCATTAACTTTCCAGCCATAACCTATCCCCCTCCTTCAATTTTTGTTTTTAACCCTTTCTATCCCTCCTCAGTGCGAGGAACAATCAACTTTCAAAATACAGGGTCATAAGTGCGACCCTGCTTAACTTACTTGTTAAAAACTGCTTCACTTAAATTTTTCATATCACCAGGGTTCCCAGCATTCACTTGTTTACTTAACCTCTCAACTACTCTCATAGCCAAAGCAGGAAGTTGTTCCTTCGACTCTTCCATACCCTCCACTATAATTGTCTTCATTCCAACATTATGCCTCTCCCTTTTCTTTAAAATCTCTCTTGCCTCTTTTAACCCAACCTTCTTAACAAGAAATGCAACCTTCTTCTTATCAACTCCTGTCTCACTAGCTAACTCCTCAACAGCTTCCTTAAACACCTTTGACCCAGCCTTAACTATCGTATCATACGCAAGCTTCATAGCTTTCTCTATCTTATCAATACCACCAAGCTCCTCTACTCTCTTCACAACTTTATAAGCCTCCTTCAACAACCTAGTCTTCCTCTTAAGCTCCATCTCCAATCTCTCTATCCTCCTCTCCAAAACATCTCTACCCTCTAACATCCTCTCCCTCTCAATCAAACGGGACCTCAACAAAATATCACCCAACCTCCTTCTTCTTACCTCAAGTAAACTCCTTCTATAAAAAGGTCTCATTACATTCACACGCTCAAGAAGTCTCGCTCTAATACGCTCCCTCAACGCACTTGACATCCTACCCCTGCTCTCTAAAAACAACCTCGCTCTTAACCTCTCCCTAAGTTTCTTCCTCATACTCTCTATCAACCTTCTTCTTAACCTCTCCCTAAGCTTCATCTTCATATCTTCAGTTAACTTCTTCCTCAACCTTTCCCTTAACCTCATCCTCATTCTCTCTATTAACCCAGACCTTCTCCTCAAAACACTTACCTTATCTACATCCCCAACATTCTCCTGAAGCCTCTTCTTTAACCTCTCCTTAATGCCCTCGGGTATTCTTTTTTCACTCATCGGCATCCCCCTCCTGCTTTTCTTTTTCTATACTAAAGTCAAAATTCCTGACACAAGATACACTTCAGAACTATCCATACCATCCCCAGCATACTTCCCTATCACATACACCTTCCCAATCACATTCCCTTCCTCATCCACTACATCCCCTGCATAAAATACCTCACCATTTTCCTCATAATAATCTCCATTGTCTACACTAACACGCTTACCAAGCTTCCGCCTCAAACCCCTCTCAATATGCAACCTCATATCCGAAAACGGACAAACACACCCTAGATCAAACTCCAACTCATCTTCCTCAACACCACCATTTACAACTTCATCATCACTATCACCAACTAAATCAATCCTTTTCATTCCTAACTCTATATCCTCCCTCATCCTCCTAATCCTACCATATCTGCCCAACCTCTCCTCTAACACTTTCCTTATCTTCCTCACAACCCCAAGCAACGTATCTGCCGAAATATCCTCTTCCTTCACACCTAACCTCTCTACTACCAAATCACCTATCGCCTCAATCTCCCTCTCCAATAAACCATTCCTCAACCCAGCAAACCTCTCTACACTTTCTTCTAACCTCCGCAACTTTCTATCCTTCTCTTCAACTTCCCTCAACAACTCAACTATCCTCTTCTCCAACCTTCCTTTTTCCTCAATCAACTTACTCACAATATCCCTATCACTCTGACATCTCACCACACTTTCATATACCTCCTTCACCTTCGGCTGAGCCTCCAAAAATCCCGGATCTACCACAAAATCAAACCTTTCAAGCAAAAAATTACTTGGACTTACCCTCCAATAACCCTCTCCTGTCTGCCCATCATATTCACCATATGCCTTACTACTAACTGAAAGCTTGCTACCACTCTCAAGCAAAGTCTTCAACACCCGACCAACAGGCGTATCCAATATCTCAGCCCTACCCCACCCCCTACCATCAGGTAAAAGCTTTAACTCCGTTACTACATGACTTACCTTCCCTTCCCTTATCAAATCATCTAACTGCTCCTCTACATGTCCCACAGTCCCAAACAATAACCTATTCTGAAGCATCCTCTTCAAATCAGGACTCGATAACACATTCTCCCACAACTCTCTCGGGTATACCCTCCCATTCCTACTTGGCTCATCCGCTACAAAAAATACACCTTCTACAACCGCCAATACCCCTGGTCTCTTCTTCTCCCTTGACTCAACCAATCTCAACTCATCCTGAATTACATCTCTCAATACGTGCGCCATACTACCTCCAGCTCACTAAACAGTTTCCTCCCTTTTCTCCTCACCCTGCTTTATTCCCTGAGAAACAAATCCTTGAATGTCCAACATCCCATCTTTGGGCTGGAAAAAGGCATACAAATTCGGAAACGTCATACCCTCAGTCCCACTAACATCCTTCTTCTCCATACCTTTTGTAATATCAATAGTTTTTACAGGTATCGACCCTATCTTCTCATCACTATCCTGAATAAGTCCTATCGTTATATCACGCCTCCCACTCGTCATATCATACTCAGCCTCCTGCTCCCTAAACCTCAAACCCCTCCTCCTCTTCAATCTCGCCTCACTAACCCTCTCCTCTCCCTCCTCTTCCTCCTCTAAATCCTCATCCTCATCCTCCTCAACTTCTTCTTCATCCTCCCCAACCTCTACCTCCTCACTCCCAACCTCTTCACCCTCAACCTCTTCACCTTCAACTTCTTCAATATCTACCTCATCTACTCCCTCATCTTCTTCCCAAGCTACCCCCTCTTCCTCATGCTCAACCCCAACTACATCAGCAACCAAAGCTGAAAACTCCTGCATTACCTTTTCATCATCAGCTATCTTCTCTACAGCATCCTCAGGCTCTACTACATATCCAACCAACGGCGCTAATGAAACAGTTATCCTACCCTCTTCATTATAAATCACTACCACAGGCTCACCCTCAATAACACCAATCTCAAAAGTAATCTTCTTACCATTCTTCTCCACCACAAACGTAGTTACACTCTCTGCCTCTACATTATCTACACCAGCATCCTGAATAGCCTGAACCAACTCTTGCACACTATCACCATACGCCTCCTTCCCTAACTCCTCCACATCAACCTCAATATGCTCCTCACCTCCTATAGGCTCCTCAGGAACTTCCCCTAAATCCTCAACAGACTGCTCTAAAAACATCCTACGAAACTTCTTTGATACTCTTATCAATTCCTCAGCTAACTTAACCTTCTTTCTCATACCTCCTCCCCCTTTTTTTCTTATCTAAAATATAAAATTACCCTTCCAAAAACTTACTAAAAATACAACACCCCACTACACATTTACTCATACACCTTTCACTAAGTCTACCACCTTCTTCGAAGGTTGAACTCTAGTCCTCAATACTCCTACATCCGCTAACAACTCAAAAACTGCTAAAATATGCTTACATGCACTAGGAACTCTCGCCCAATTTATCGACTTCCGCATTGTCCTCCGAGGAGGACAATGTATACCTCCAACTAACGCCCTCACACCCTTCAATACTCTCGCAAACCTACACTGAAAATCCATACAACCACACTTCACCCTCACTTCATCACCCACTTCAATAAACCTCATATAAAACTCCTCATGCGTCTTCCTATCAATCGCCTTAACTGGTGTCCACTCATCAAACTCTTTTGAAAAATCCATATCATGAACATATATCACCACCGGATACACCTTTGGGTCCTCCTCACTCCAAACCTTCGCCTGTATCAGCAATACTCTCGTCCCCCAAAACGGCATAAATGTCAACTCCGTTACCTTCCTCCTCATAATCTCCGACTTCCATACCCTATCCACCTCCCCAGGCTGCTTCCTCATATACTCATATGCTCCCCTATACAAAGCATCAATAGTTATCGCCTCAACTATCTCATTAAATAAATCCTTTACACGAACTACCACACTCTCTGACACATCCCCCTCACCATATCTATACACCTCAACCGCCTTCGTCTTCCATAAAGTCAATACACCAAACCAATCCAACCACTTGTCATCCCTTTCCTTAACCTCCTCACCTACCCTAAATAAATACATCCTATTCCTATTCACCTTTACTCCTTGCTTCTCCAACCATCTCACTACTTCCTCCTTCTCCAACCCCTCACTCTCTAATACCACAACCCAACCAGAAAATAACTTCTCAGCTACCCATACCCTCGAAACACCTTCATCCCTACATAACTTCTCCACATTAGCACTTAACCACCTCAACTTCCCTTCCTCACTACCAGCCACTATCTCTGTCATAAAATCCACAGGAAACTCTAACCCCACCTCACCAAAAACATCCTCACCCAAACCCGACCAAATCAAAAACTCCCGTTTTAACTCATCCGCCGAAAAGAAATCAAGTACATTAGCATCCCAAGCTAACTTCCTTACATACAAATCTAAACTCGGAACTAATCCTACTTCTTGCCTCAAAAACTCATACATAAAAGCTGAACAAAAATTATGCACTTCCTTCCTTAACTCCCTCTTCGTCATCATCCTCTCCTTCTACCACTACCTTTCCTGGCTCCACTTCTCCTACTAACCACTCTAACATCACCCCTTCCCTCTCTACCTTCTCAGAAACCTTCAACCCAAACTTCTCCCACTCCTTCGGATGCACAACTCCAATCCAAAAATCCCAATCTACCCCCTCAACTTCATCAAATAACCAATCCAATACTTCCTTCACCTTCCCCAACAACTCTTCCAAAAACAACTTATAATCCACCGCCTCATCTACACTCCCCCAATAATACCTCTCCTCTATCAATGCATGAACACCCGCTGACAACACCGCAATCAAAAACTCTAAATTCTCCTGCACCTTCCTTAAATTCAACGCCCTTAACTCCCGTTCTTTCTCTTTCTCCCTCTGATATGCCCTTAACAACGTTTCTGTCTCCCTTGTCGCAAGAAATCTAGCCAAATTCCTATGAAACCTCTTCCCTACTGTCGAATTGTGAAAATTCCTTATCCCCCTCAAATACTTCCACCGATACTTCCTCCAATTCTGCTTCTGCCTCTGAGACCTCTCCCAATCAACAAGACCTAACTCTAACTCACGCCTCTTCACTAAAAACTCATCAAGCGATAACCCACTCCTCAACCACTCAGACCTAAATACCTGCTCATCTAACAACGTCTTAAACTTCATTACCTCATACCCCTTTCAAACGGAACTTCCCCTGCTCCTCCACCTAAAACAACTTCCTCTTCACCTCCAAATAAACCAACCTCTTCTTCATCCCCAAATAAACCTGCATCTTCCTCACCCCCAAATAAACCCATCTCATCCTCCACCCAACTCCCTACCCCAAACTCATCACCACCAACTCCCTCCATACTTCCTTCTACCCCACCTTCCACACCCTTCTCTACCTCCAACACACCATCCAATCCAACCATACCCAAATAACTATTCAAAAACTCAATAACCTTCTCCTTATTCACCTTAGCCTCAAACATACCCGCTATCTCATTCACCGCCTCAACTGAACTCCTCACTGTATCTATCATACCAGCCATAAACTCTAACTTGTCTAAATGCTCTGTACTAATCAACGCATTCCTAAACCTCACATCAACTTCCTCAACCGAAATATCACCTAACCCATTCAATCTTGCCTCAATCCTAACTAACTGATACAACCCCTCCCTTATCGCCCTCTGTATCGATGCCACCTTTTTCACATACCTACTAAAACTCTTTAACGTATCTAGCTTTGTCGCACCCTCCCTCGACCCAAACAAAAAACTATACGGCACACCTAACGACGCACAAAGCGTAACCTTCAACTCATCCACTATATCCAAAGCAAAACTCTCCTCTAACCTTGGATCAGTTAACTGCACAAACCCCTTCTCATCACCCCATATAGGCACCACCTTATACCTACCTATCGTATCTATTACATCAACAAGCGCTACTCTACCTCTCTCATCTACCGTCGTATACACATTCAATAACTCTTGATACTTTCTCGCTATCTCCCATGCTCTCTGAACTGACGTCTCTGGAGGCACCCTAACCCCCACAATCGTAGTCGCATTCAACTTCTGTACTGCAAAGATGGGATAAAACACCATCAAAATGTACAACGAATTCAATAAATCCCATAAGCCCCAAAATAACGGCTTCCCTATCCTTACATATTCCGTAAACCCCTCCTTCGCTACCTGCTCATAAACCCTGTCGGGAAGCTTCAACCTGACCTTCCTCGGACTCACTGAAAAATGCAAAAACTCAACATAACTCATCATTGCATCATCCGAATTCTTCATCACCTCCGAATAATCCACAAGACATACCGGCCTCCCTGCCTTATACACCACTACAACCTTCTTCTGATCAATATCATCCTCAAGCGCTACTACCTTTCTGCCATCATTCACCACCCTCACCACATAATCACCATACGCCACTACATCCTCAACTATCGACGAAATAAACGCATCCAAATCAATCCGCTCCTGCAACCCTTCAACTATCGGCTTCAAAGTCTCATTCACAGTCGTTATCTCCACCACATTACCCGTCACCGGATCTACACTCAATGCATCATCCACTAACAAATTCACTATCATCTGATGAAAAAACGTATCCTTATACGCCTCCACCACCTCTATCATCCTCTGCTTATCCAAAATAGTCTGACCTAATACCGCACTCAAAAAATAACGCCTCGACCTATCCACCAACACATTATAAAAAGCTGACCAAGCCCTTATCTCCCTCTCTATCTGATCCTCTATACTCGGAGTCGACTGAACAACAAATCCATCCTGCGACCCTCTCCTCTGCCCACCTAAAAAATGAATCAACCTCTCAAATATCGACACCATCTCCCTACCTCACTACTCTTTACTTACTACCTGACGCAATCTCTCCCTCACTAACCCAAACTTCGTCATCCCTTTACTATTCGCTATCTGCACTAACTTCCTATCCAATCCAGCCGGTACAGCTATCCTTATCTCTACATCCTTTACCAATACCTTACCCTTATTCCTTTCATCACTCATACCACTCTCCTGAACAAGCCCTTCCATTACCTCATTCAATAATACCTCCACATCCTTCCCAACCTCCTTACAATACTGAATCACTTTGCTCGCTAAATCCCTAGAAATTCTAAAAACCTCAACCTTCTTCTTTGCTTGCATACTCCCACCTCCTTCACCTCATCTTTTCCAAAATATAAAACAACACTTACCAACCACTCCACTTCCTTATTTCCTCAGCAACCATCACAGAGATTTTCGATACATAATCAACCACATTACTATCCACTACCTTACTCATTACCTTCTCTCCTCTACCTTCATCTGCCAAATAGAGGTCATTAAGACTCACTATCCAATCCGCTACATAAAACTTACCACCTGTCCATTTCATCGGCGACTTCACTTCATCCACTTGATTCGCATAAAAATCTTCCATCACTAAATTCCTTAACCTCATACCCTACCCCTTCAACACGTCGTAAAACCACAATTCTCACATACCATACAATTCCCTTCCCTCACCACTGCCAACTCACCACACTGAGAACATAAATCTTTCACCCTCTTACTCCCCTCCCTTCTACTTACAACTACTTCCCCTCCCTTACGCCTTATTGCATCTTCCATCACCTTCGCTATCATATCAGGTAACCCCTTAGCCCTCAACTCACCACACCAATAAAACTCACCCATCTCTATCCCCTTCAACGTCTTTATAAACTTCTCAGCTAAACTTGCATCATGCCTTAACCCTACCGAAATAATCCTCCCCACCGCCTGAAACATCGAATTCAACGTTGTCCCAGCCTTCCCTACATTCACAAACACCTCCCTCAAATTACCTTCCTCATCAAAACTCATCGTTATATACGCCTTCACAGTCCCTTCCACCTCATACACATACGCATCCCTCACATTACCTAACCCCACACCTCCCTTCTTAACTTCCTCCTTCCTCTCCTTCACATACACTACATCCTCCCTACAACCATCTCTAAACACCGTAAACCCCTTCAACCTATACTGCACCGACCTCTCTATCAATTCCTTTATCTCCTCCACTGTCGTTTCCCTCGGACAATTCACTGTCTTCGATATCCCCGTATGAACAAACCTCTGAAACCTCGCCAGCATCTCCAACTGCTGAAGAGGCTTCACTTCATGCACTAACTGCCTCTCAACCCTCTTCCTAAACTCTTTATCCTCAAGCCTATCCGCCAAATACTCCGTCACTAACCTAACCTCCTTCCACTCGCCCGTATAAAAATCCTTCACCCGCCGTATTAATTCTATCTCAAACATCGGCTCAATACCTGTATCACCTCCCACCCTCGCAAACATCGACACAGAACCTGTAGGAGGCTGCGACGTTGTCACCGAATGAAAGAAACCACCCTTCACCCTACCTACCGCCGTAACATAATTCACTTCCCTCTCAAACGGTAAATCCCTCCCAAATACAACCTCCCTCAACTCATCCAAATGCATCTCCAAATAATCCCTGTCCCATTTATACACCTGCCCTGTCCACTCTACTAAATCCGCTGACCACTTTAACGTCCCAAGCGTTAACGCTACCTGCACATTCTCAGCAAACTGCAACGCCTCCTCATCATACCCATACCTCACATGCCCATCATACGCTAACAATAACGCCGTATGAAATCCAGTCATACCAACTCCCACAGGTCTCACCCTCTGCGTAGCCTCCCTTATCTCCTCAAACGGATAACCCTCATCCATAAACAACATCACCGTCCCCCATACACATGCCAAATACGCCATATCAAACACTCTCCGATAAAACTTCCTAAAATCAAATTCACCACCACTATCCAATGCCTCCCTCGCAATCTTTGCCACATTCACAGTCACAAGATTACACGCAGTATTCGCCGGCGCCAAATACTCACCACACGGATTACTAAACCCAGGATAATCCCTCTCATCCTCCCTCCAATTAAACGGCGAATACCTCAACATATTATGCAAAAACAAAAGACCAGGATCACCACTTGCCCACATACTCTCCGCTATCTCATCATATAACTCCCTCCCCTCCCTAAAGAAATCCTCATCTACTACAACCGATATGTTCATATTAGACAACGGCACATCAATCCTCTCATCCTCAGATAATGACCAAATCACCTTCGACAATGCTGGAACTGCCTTCTTCGCCTTCACAAAACGCCTTATATCTGGATGCCTCCAATGCATCTGCACTAACAATGCCCCCCTCCTCCTACCACCCTGATTAGTCGTCCCAGTCACTGCATCAAAAAGAGGCAAAAAACCTACAGGTCCTGATGCTATACCCTGCCCATTGTCTACTGCCGAATTCTTCGGTCTTAGCTTTGACACATCTATCCCACACCCACCTCCCCTCACATATATTTCCCTCATCTTATTACAAACCTCATAAATACCATCCATCGTGTCCGGCACATACCCTAACGGATAACAAGAAAAATACCCCTTCCTCCTCGTATACTGATTACCAAATGTCATCAACGCTGGCGTAGCCGGAATCACAAGCCTCTCTTTAATTGCCTTAATCACCTCATTCAATAATTCCTCCCTTTTACACTCCGCATAACAAAACTTACCTAACGCCCTGTGCACATACCCAGACAACAAATACCAACTAATACGCTTCACCACATTCTTCCAACTATGCTCTAACGGCTCCCCTGTCCGAGGATCCCTTACTGCATACCTTGTCTCAACTAAATACTTTTCAAACTCAGCCCAAGCCTTAACTACTTCTCCTACCATATCAAAAACCCCCTCTATATCAATCTTCTGCTTACCATCCTTAACTTTCTCACAGCTACCTCACACCACCTTTCTTCTATTTCTACCCCCACCACCTTCCTTCCAAGCTCTAAACCTACTACAAGCGTTGTTCCGCATCCAGAAAAGGGATCCAGCACCACATCACCTTGCCACGTATAAAGCTTTATAAGCCTATACGGTAACTTCCTCGGAAATACCGCCGGATGCTCCTTATCTTTTGCTGGTGGTATCATCCATACATTCGTCGTAAACTGCATAAACTCCTCAGGCGTTATATCATTCTTCCCTTTCTTATCCATTCTCTTCCTGCTTCCTTTCGCCATGACTATCACATACTCACACGCATCCCTCACATATGGATGACTAGGACTACACCAACTACCCCACGCCGTATCTCTTTCAATAGGCAATCCATTCGAACTCTTTACCCACACAATCCAATCCATATCAATAAATCCAACCTCCCTCATTACCCTCACATAATCAAAAGCCATATACGCATATTTACTCCTTGTTGACTGCTGAATACATGACGGAACATTAACCGCTATCCTACCACCATACTTCAATACCCTATACGCACCCTCAAGCCAGCTTTTTGCAAACTCCAAATACTCTTCATAACTCTTCATATCATCCACACTGTCTCCATACTCCTTCCCCACATTGTAAGGAGGACTTGTTATAATGAGGTCCACAAACTCTTCTTGCAACTCCCTCAAAATCTGAACAGCATCCCCTTGATACAAAACTACTTCATCCCCTTTCTGAAAATAAACCTTCATCTTAACTTCTACTAAAACAACTTCCTCATCCTCAACTCTCCTTCCAACCTCTTCCTCGCCAATTCACAAAACCTCTCCTCTATCTCCACCCCAATCCACCTCCTCCCCAGCCTCTCACAAGCTATCGCCGTCGTTCCACTCCCTAAAAACGGATCCAACACCACATCTCCTTCCTCGCTTGAACAATACACTAACTTCATCACTAGCTCTAACGGCTTCTGTGCTTTATGCAAAAGAGGATGTGGCTGAGGATAAACCATCACATCAAACCCTCCACCATTCGGATTTAACTTATACCCCTCCTCTGCTACCTTCTTACCATGCTTTGCCCTCTTTCCCTTCACTGCATAAAAGACCACATCCCAAGTGCTCTTCCACCTATCCGAACCATAACTCATACCTGCCCCATACAAATTCGGATGCCACCATACCATCACATTCTTTAACGTTAGATTCCTCCTTATCCACCCCTCCACCCCATACATATTAAGCGGTGCAAAAAATACATACAGACTTGCACCCTCCTTCATCACCCTCTTCACTTCCTCAAGCCACTGAAACTGCCACTCATCATCCTTCCTGTCCCACTCAATCCCTGAATTATATGGCGGATCAGCTATCACTAAATCAACGCTTTCATCCGGTAAACTCCTTAACACCTCTATCGCATCCCCAAGATACAATACACCTAAGTCAGTTTGAAAATACTCACGCATCATAACACTTTTATTCCTGTGCTAATTCCTTACACTTATGACAAATAACTTTACCGTGTATATCACGCCAGAACGGATCCACATCTAACTGAATAGTTCCACTACAACAAGTGCAAGCAACAAAATCTTCTGTATAGCACTTAAAACAAATCTTCTCACCTGTAGCTTTCCCAGTCCCAAGTAAACGATAGTCAAAACCCTCATCAGAAAACATCCACAACCCACACTTCCTACACCTAACCATATTTGATACACAACTATCACATAGCAACCCTGGAAAACTGTTCATCATTTCACCACGCTTCGTTAGCCCATAGTCCCAATACTCATAATGTGCTACAGCTTCTCTTATCTTCTTACCACAAATACAGCAAACTCGACCTCCTACATCTTTAAAACAATTTCTACAAATATTACCAACAAAATGATATGCAAGCTGGCTCCCCCAACCACAAACAATACACTTCTTCTCCATCCTTTCACCTAGTCACTTTCACTAAAATACTCCACCACCTTCCTAACCCCCACCTCTCTTACCCCATTTTTTAAAGAAATCTTCCCAACCTCCCATCTTATACTCCTCCCACTTCCTCTCATACCACCACTCCTCCACCTTCTCTTCAAATACCGTAGACTGAGACATCAACTCATACTGACCCTGCTTCCACTCCCTACACGCCAAAAATACTGCCCCTGCCACAGCATCCACTACATCTTTACTACCTCCAGCTGGATGATCTACCTTCTTACCATCCCACTCCAACGCAAACAACTCCCTCCTATACACCACATTCTCCACATGCCTTATCCTTCTCTCCAAATACAACATCACTAAATTCCTATATGCCTCATCCGTCCTATCCACCGATAACCTTTCAACCTGAAAACCCCTCCTCTGCAATAACTGTATCATGTCCACTGACTGGAAACTGTCAAAACTCACCTTCACTACATTTACCCCACTCTCCCCCAACCACACCAAAAACTCCCTCACCTTCCATAACGGAACTTCATCATCCACATACCGCCTGTTCGGCTCAATACCTACCATCCACTCCACCTCTATCACAGGCAAATCCCCTAAATCTGTCTTCTTCACCCCAACCACCTTAGCACACGCCATACCCGTCCTACTACCCCTTATCCCTAAATCCACATGCACATACCGAGGTACATCCCTGTCTACCACCAAATCCAACCTGAACATATCCTGAAGCCTCACCTCATCCTTACTACTCAACTGCACTACATCATCTTTAAACAACTTCGGCTTGTCCACTAACGCCTCATCATATGCTAACATCGACCTAAATAACTTATTCTCCCCTCCTACACTCACACCCAATACATCCTTCAACGCCCTATAAATATCCTCCTCAAACGCCCTCCTAAAATCAGTCGGCACCTCCTTAAAATACCCCCGATACTCATACGGCACTACATTCCTCACCGAATACTTAACAGGATACTTCCGCACCTCCTCAAATATATCACTACTAACCCTAAACCACCTCAACACCTCAACTAAATCCTCAACCGTATCCACTATCCTCGGTCTCGTAAACTCCGTCCCAATAAACACTACAAAACTATCACTACTATAATGATGCCTCTTCAATTCATACCCCACCACCGATACCACTAACACATCCTCCGCATTACCTACCTTCCTTATCCTCTCCTCCACAAAACTACTCAACTCCTCCGCCGAACTCACAAGCACAGATAACCCCCTGTCCTTCCCATCCACTACAAACCTACTCTTCCTCCTCTCTATTATTGCCGTATACAACGTCCTCGCCTTCTCAAGCGGATCCTTAGCCCTCAAAAAATTAGCCTCATCAAGCACCGCCCCCAATAACGCTAACCCAAGCTGATGACTAAACTCACTACCCGTATACACCGACATCCTCGGAAACCTTATCTCCGAATTCACATCCCTGTCCCTCGGATACTCATCCCTAAAATACGGCGTCGCATCTATCATATCCCTCAACATCGCAAATCCTGTCCACGCCGCCTGCTTCAACGTCACCGTAAAATACATAAACGCTATCTTCGTCCCAACCAACAACCTAAACAACGCTTCAGGATTCCTATAACAACTCAACTCATATAACTTCCTCATCAATAACGCATTAGCAAAAGTCGTCTTCCCACCACCAATACTACCAATCACTATCACCTCATTGACTCCCCTCCTGAACACCTCAACTATCTTCTCCTTCCAAAAATCATACATCCTACACACAGGACCAGCATAATAACTGCTCTCCACCCACTCCTCAATCGGCACAACCTCCCTCACCTGAATAGGCTCATACCCCCTAACCCCTACCAAACCATTCAACATCTTCTCAATCTCACTCAATACAATATCCCTCATACCCTACACCAATTCCCTCCTCCCCTTCAACTTCTTTATAAAATCCAACACCTCCTTCCTCTCCTCCTCACTCAACTCCATAATGTAATAAGCCAACGCACGCACAGCCTCATCTACCGTCTCCATCTGCCCTAACTCCCTCTCTAACTTCGCTAACCTCTCCATCACCTGAAAAAACTCAACTAACCTGCCCTGCATCTCCTCCAATAACTTGCTATACCCATACAAAGTCAAATTTCCACTCCCTATACTCTCCTCACACTTCCTATACCACTCATTACATACCTTCTCATACAAAGCCACCACCTCACCTAACTTCTCCCTCATCCTCCTCAATAAAATCCTCTCTAACATTCCTCTCCCTCCTCACCCTCATCATATAACCCCAACCTGCCAAGCGGAAACCTCTTCCTATCATTCAAATCAAACTCTAACCTCCCCTCTGATACCACCCTCTCCGCAAACCTACCAACCGCACTATCCACCCTACCACCCGAAAAAACTGCCTGAACATCCTTCACCATCCTCAAAAACTTCTCCAACCGAGGAAACTTCACCGTCAACCCCGCAAACAAATAAAAGAAAAACCACAAATCCTTCCCATACTTATCAAATAAAAACAACAATATCCTCAAATCAATCTTAAACCTCTCCGCAATCCACAACAATAAAACTGCATCCTGATCTATATCCTCAATAACTAACTTCCCCTCTTCCGTCTCATACCATTTCATTTACACCCCTTTCCACATTCCATAACACTACCCTCCTATATACACTATCCTCACCCCTCAAAATACTATCCAATACCTCACCCCTCAAACCAGGAACTACTCTACAACTCACTTCCCCCAACAAAATCCTCCAAAACATATCCTCACCATCCTCATATACCCCCTCCCACCCTTCCTCCACACCATCATCATCACCACCATAAGCCTTACCTTCCTCCAATTCCTTACTACGAATACTCTGCATACTATCCCAATACTTCTTCTGAGACACCTTGTCCCTTATCAATGAATATAAAAACGATAACAAATTACCCTTCCCCTCATCCCAATACTTCACTTTCTCCATCACCGATAAAAAAGCCTCCTGAAATACATCCTCATCCCAATACACCTCATGCCTCATCATTACATATACTACAAACCCCTGCACTACAAAATAGAACTGCTCACTATTCACCCCATACTCCTCAATCACCCACTTCACTAACTCCTCCTTCTCCCTCGCCCCTAACCCCTTAAACCACGACAAAAACAATACTACATCCTCCCTCCTACCAAATAACTCACACTCCCATAAAATAAACCGCTCCATCACTTACCCTCAGAGCACCCAGGATATATAAACCCACACTCACTTTATACAACCGTCCCCTAACCTGAAGAAAAGGAACTACACTCGTTCCCCCCCCCCACCCTCGCCCAATCCCCTAAGAAAATTACCCTT